CAATAACCAAGATTGATAAAGTATTATACGTTCATAACTAATGGCCGACTTTAATCTAACAAGGAAACAAACTGAAGCGTGGAAGTATCTTATGGATGAGTCCACGAATGAAGTTTTGTTTGGTTCTGCGGCTGGGTCTGGTAAATCATTCCTTGGTTGTCTATGGGTTGTAACCATGTGTATTAAATTCCCAGGGGTTAGATACCTAATCGGTCGTAGTGTATTAACCCAATTAAGATTAACTACCCTCAGAACGCTATTAGAGACGCTTGGCTTGATGCAATTGAAACCAGAGGAACATTATAACTATAACCAACAAAGTAACGTTATATCGTTCTATAATGGCTCAGAGATAATACTAAAAGATTTAGCAGCAACTCCATCAGACCCGATGTATGATTCACTGGGATCCCTGGAGATTACTGGAGCATTCGTTGATGAGATGAGTCAGGTGCCACAGATGGCTTACCATATCATTAAATCCCGTATGCGTTTTAAGTTAAACCAGTATAAGTTAATACCAAAACTATTCATGTCTTGTAACCCTGGGACCAACTTCTTAAAGAAGGACTTTTATATCCCATGGAAAGAAGATAGATTGGAAGCAAAGAAGAAGTTTGTTCCAGCAACAGCATTGGACAATCCACACTTACCTCCATCCTACATAGAAACACTTAGACAATTACCAGAACAACAGAAGCAAAGATTGTTATTGGGTAATTGGGATTATACAGATGACATCAATGCAATATTCACATTTGATTCAATTGCAGATGCTGCATTTAAATTCTCACCAAGTCCATTAGATAAGAAGTATATCACAGTCGATGTAGCAAGGTTTGGGTCAGATAGGTCCGTGTGCGTTGTTTGGGTGGGCCTGGTTGCGATGGAAGTGTCTGTCTTTAGCAAACTATCCACCACAGATTTAGCGGTCGAAATTAGGGCTCTAATCGCTTCACACGGAATACATCCCAATAATGTTATTGTGGACTCTGATGGAGTTGGCGGTGGAGTTTCTGATATGATTAAAGGAACCAACTTTGTAAACAATGCAAAAGCATTACATGACCAGAACTTCTCCAATCTTAAATCACAATGTTATGTGAAACTATCTGAACTATTCAAAGAAGGAAAAATTAGCATTAACTTTCAAGATACATTATTGGTAGATGAATTAACACAGGAACTATTAGCAGTTAAATTAAAAGACGTAGATAAAGACAATAAGGTTGCAGTAGCATCAAAGGATGACATGAAGAAGATGTTGGGAAAATCTCCCGATTTATCAGATGCATTCATGATGCGAATGTTACCAGAAATAAAATCTCTTAAAGCAACAGGGAGATATGCAATATCATTTATATGAGTAAAATTAAATTTACAATTGACGACAGGACATATCATGTCCCAGATTACATTAACATTGAAAGTTATGTTAAGATTTTTAAATACAAAAACCTATTTGATGAGGATTACTTTGCAGCAAAAATACTTAACATCACAACTGGTGTTCCTGTAGATGATATTAATAAATCTGATTATCAACAAGTGGAATACTTGGCAGCATATGTGTTATCATTAATTCCAAGTGATAAACCAGAATTTAAAGATAGATTTGAATTGGATGGTGTGCATTATGGTTTCTTCCCAAACTGGCAGGATATAACCTTTGCTGAATTTGTGGACATGGACACCATATCAACCAAAAATGTGGATGAACTATTAGATTTATTACATATACTTTCAGCAATAATGTATAGACCAATTGTATCTCAAATCTCAGAACATGACTTTCAGATTGAGAAATACGATGTTGAGTCAATGAAACAAAGAGCAGAACTATTTAAAAAGAAGTTAGATGTGAGGTACGTGCTGGGAGCACAATCTTTTTTTACGAAATTCGCAAACAAATTTTTAGGTTATACCCAACTGTCTTCGATTCAGACCCTGACGAGATGGACGAAAATAAAACTCGTTTGGAGGATGCGGAAGATGATATGGGCTCAAATTTTCAAAAAGCGTTCGGGTGGTTCCTTGTCGTCAACAGAATTACTGACAATGATTTTACAAAACACGAGTACGTCTATCAAAAGAAAGTAACGGAAGTTTTAAACCAATTAACATTCATGATTCAATATGATAGGTATCAAGCCGAAAGTCAGAAGAATGCGTTGAGATGATATTTTTAATTTTTTTATATTTCATAGTAGATGATTAGTTATAAACAAATATTAGCCGATTTATCCTCGATTGCATATCACCATGAACAGATTAATTCATTTGGTTTTGGGGATATTGAGCAATGTACGAATGATATTATCACAAAACGAGAACCAAAATACACCAGGATGTATGTGGTTCCAGAACAAGTTGTATTCAATCAAAATGAAATTCACTACAACTTTGCCATTATCGTTATGGATAAAGTTGAGGAAGACCTATCCAATTTAACTGACGTTATGTCTGATACCCTTGAGATAGCAAAGGATGTTTGGACTGTATTTTGGCAATCATATACTCAACAATACGGTGAGTTTTCAAACTATATAATTGGTGATTGGAACCCAGATTTAATTCCTTTTACAGAAAGGTTTGAAACAATCTTGGCTGGTCATACCATGCATATCTCGTTATCTGCACCATTCGATTATACTGAGTGTGGATTACCAATTGAATTTGGTTTTGGCTTTCCAGTAGATGAAACATTTGAATCATATCGTGTGGTCATAGAGGACTTTAAGAAATTCGCAGTATTACACGAACAAATCAATTCATTTGGTTATGGTGACATTTACCAATTGACAAACAATATAGAAACAAAACAAGAACCAAAATATATACGTATGTATGTTTTACCAGAAACTACACAGTTGGCTGAGAACCATATGCATATTGGGTTTAGGGTTATCTTTTGTGATAAGGTAGAAGAAGACCAATCCAACCAACAAGATGTATTAAATGATACATTAGAAGTGGCTAAGGATTTTTTCTCATTACTTTATTTATCAGAGTATGAAGCAGATTGGAACCCACAACTTGAACCATTCCTTGAAAGATTTGAAACAATCTTGGGGGGATGGACAATGTCATTTAACATAATTCAGAAGTTTGACTTTAACAGATGTGTACTTCCTATTACACCGTTTAATTATCCATGGGAAGTTATTGCACAAATGTGGCAAGACATTGCAACTGATTGGAATGAATTTTAAAAAAATATATATAAAAGATGAGCGCACTTACAGGAAATAATGTCAAAGATACCTACCAAGGTTTATTAAAACTAGCAAACTCATACACAGGAGTTACTGGAACATTGCAATATGTTCAGGATGGTCTTGGTCATAATATACCATTACAGGTATCTGATTCAGCATTGAACTTGACTGGTTCAATCTATATAAATAACGTATTAATAACTGGTACAACAAACGGTACATCAGGTACTTCTGGTACATCAGGTACTTCAGGTCAAGCAGGTTCTTCTGGAACCTCTGGCACAAGCGGAGTATCAGGAAGTTCAGGTACGTCTGGTACAAGTGGCAGTTCTGGTTCTAGTGGAACAAGTGGACAAGCAGGTTCTTCTGGAACCTCTGGAACATCAGGAAGTTCTGGTTCATCTGGAACATCTGGTGTTAATGGTAGTTCAGGAACATCAGGAACAAGTGGTGTGAATGGCTCGTCAGGTACGTCAGGAACATCAGGTGATAGTGGTTCTTCAGGTACATCTGGGACCTCTGGATCATCAGGGTCTAGTGGAACCTCAGGTACATCTGGAAGTAGTGGCTCATCAGGTACATCAGGAGATAGCGGTTCATCAGGAACTTCTGGAACATCTGGTCAAGCAGGTTCATCAGGAACAAGTGGCACATCAGGTGATAGTGGAAGCAGTGGAACTTCTGGTACCTCTGGCACGTCTGGAACAAGTGGAGATAGCATCTTTGCACAAACAGGTTCATATTGGAATACAACAAACAATATTGGTATCACAGGTTCATTAGATGTTAGAGGACAATTAAATCAAAATGGTCCAGTTGTTATATCAGGTTCATTAGTTACTAGCGCAAACAAAGGTTTAGTTATAATTCAATCAGAAGCAAACAAAAGTGGTTCAATTCAAATTATAGATTATATTAGTTCATCATCTCCTGTATCACAATCAAATTTAGTATTTACAACTGCTGCTCCTACAAATGCACAACAAACAGGTTCAATTGTAATATCTGGTTCAAACAGTATTATATTGGGTGGTTCAAGAGCAAATACCTTGGTTACACTAGGAACATATGGTTATGTTGGTGCTGGAGGTTTTAATATTATTACTTCTATTCCAACAATCGGTACTGGTTCTTTATTAAGACCATCAATGACTAATAATGCAATTCTTGGTGGCACTCTTGCATTACAATTTACAACATCATCACTTGCTGGTGGTAATGGTATAATTACCTCAAATATTATAACATCAACTGCAACTATAAACCATCAAAGTGGTTCTTTACAATTATCAAATAACTATATTGCTGGTGCTTTATCAAGTGTACAAAATAATATACCTGCGGTTGCAATTCCATCAGTTACTGCAAATAATATTATTGGTAATACAGTATTAAATCATATTTCATCATCAATTAATTTTCAAAATAACTATGTAAATGCTGGTATTCAGGTAACAAACTTCATGAGTAATTCATTCAGTGCAGCAGGAAATGGTCCAACTTTATCTAATAATGCTTTTGTTGGGTCCAATGCTGGTGTTTTAATTTCTGGTTCAAATGCTACCGCACAACCAAGAACAATTACTTCTAATATTATTGGTGGTTTTAACACAGCGGTAACATCATCAGTAATAGCGTCCAATAATGGTCATTTAGTTGGTTCAGTTGTATTTGGTCAAAACTTAATTGTTTCTGCATCTCACGCAAACCAAATTGGTGGTACGGCATTCTTTGGTAGATATAACGATACTGCATTAGGTTTAGATAGTTCACAAAATATTATATTCGCAGTTGGTACAGGTGCTAGTGCTGCAAATAGAAGAACAGGTTTATGGATTGATAGTGGTTCAAATGCACACGTATCTGGAACATTTAACGTAACAGGTTCTGCAAACTTTAACTCAGCAGTAACAGCATCAACATTCACAGGTTCATTCGTTGGTAATGGTTCTGGTTTAACAAATATACCAGCACCAGCAGGAGTTATTACAACAGGTTCCGCAGGTTCAACACAACAAATATTAGGTTCATTAATTATAAATGAAACTGGCTCTATAAATGGTTTAACAATTAAATCAGGTTCAAATCAATCAACAGCAGTTGGTAGTCAAGCATTACAAAATGTTACAGAACAAGATAACACAGCATTTGGTTTTAGAGCATTAAGACAAGTTACAATTGGTAGAAGAAATACAGCAGTAGGTTCTGGCGCAGGTCAAGGATTTTTATCTGGTTCTGATAATCAGTTCTGGGGTAATGATGCAGCGTATCAATTAACATCTGGTTCTAGCAATATATTCTTTGGAACATTTGCTGGTAATTCAATCGTATCTGGTTCAAGTAACTTATTCATTGGTAACTCAGCAGCAAATCAATTTGTATCTGGTAACAATGTAACTGTCATTGGTAACTCAACAAACGGTAACTATACATCAGGTTCTAACTCATTAATAATTGGTACAAGCAATCACAATTTCCAAATAGGTGAATTAGGTGATAACTTATTTGCAATGGGTCTTCCTAATGGTACTCCGTTTATGACAGGAAAAGGTACAAATCCTGAGGTTAATTTTAAAAATGGTTTAGTTCTATCTGGTTCATTAAAAGGTGAAAATGGAACTGTAAATGTTTCAAGTTCATTAACAACCAATAACGCAATAAACTTTAATGGTTCTCCGAATGTTGCTGGTGCTATACCATCACAAGGTTTAATCCAAATGCAGAATGGTCAAACATTAAACGTTGGAAACTTTGGTGCTGGTGCATATTTCAATTCAGGTTCAAACATATATATAACTTCAACAACAGGTTCAAATTCTACTGCATTCCAAATGTTAGCATCTTGGGCTGGAACTGAAACCAACATTTCTATCAACAATGTTAATGGTGCTAGAGAGATTGATATGAAGAGTGATATATTCAAAATGACTGGTTCATTGAATTTATCAGGTTCATTAGATATTGCTAACGCTGGTGACTTAACAATGTATGGACATAAGATGTTTAATGGTGCACAGTATAGTTCACTACAAACATTATCAGGTTCAGCGAACGTATCACAATCAGTTTATTTTGATACCACAGGACCACAATTTGGTGTATCACTTGTTGACAATACTAAACTAACTGTAGCAAACGCAGGAACATATAACATCCAATTCTCAGCACAATTACTTGCTGATACAGGTGCGGACAATACATTTATATGGTTTAAGAAAAATGGTACAAACGTAGCAGGTTCAGCAACACAAATTGCGTTAGCGAATAACGCAGAAAATGTTGTAACAGTTAATATACTTGATACCGCAAACGCAAGTGACTATTATGAAATAGCGTGGCAAAATACTAACGGAGACGCAGTATTATTATATGAAGCAGCATCAGGTAATGTACCATCAATACCATCGGTAATAACAACAGTAACACAAGTTAGATAATGGATTTACAGAATACGATACCAATTATTGAGAAGATATTTGTCGATGCAGTTGATGCAAAGAAATATTCATTTGGTGGAGCAGGAAGATTGTCTGGTGTTGGAAACAAAGTTGCAACAGGTTCTTTAAGAGCAAGTATCGAAGCAAAACAAAATGGTAATACCATTGAAGTTGAAATGGTGGACTATGCTGATGATGTTCAATACGGAAGAAAGGCAGGAGCAAAAGGTGTTCCATTAAGTGCAATCATGAGATGGGTTAAAGTAAAAGGGATTGATGCAAGCATGGATAAACCAGCACGAGGATTTGATGGAACAAGAAGACAAGTTAGTTTAGCATTTGCAATTAACTCAAAGAGAAAGAAAGAAGGAAAGAAAGCATTACCAATTGATGTATTGCTTAAATGGATTAAAGATAAGAATATCAAAGGTACAATTGACCCAGCAAAGCAAATGGCTTTTGGTATTCAAAAAAATATAAAAAAGTTTGGTATAAAACCAGCGAACATAATTGATTTACCAGCAGAGCAAGTATTAGATAGTGCACAATTTGAAGAAGCATTATCTGAAGATGCGGTGAACGAAATTTTAAAATCATTAGAATAACATGGCAACATTTGGCTATCAATCATTATATGCAAACGGATTAAACAGCAACACACAAATCAGAAGGTCTGCTGATATGATTTATCAAAGAGGTGGAACCTATGAGGTTGTATTAACTGGAGATACGTATGTAACTTCAATGCAATTAAATGTGGATTTATATTCTGATGATAATCTTGTTGGAAGAATGCAATTAGTTCCATACAATGTTTCATTTACTGGTGCAACATATACTTACAGATTTAACATAAGGCCTTATGATTATTTATCAAACTATGTTAAAACAGAACACTACAATTACTATTGGTTAAATGATTGGTTCTCAACAAATGAAACAATTAATATTGATAACCCTTATCCAAATAATATTAAAGCAAACTTTAAATATGGATATAGTTTTTTAACTGGTGCAACAATAACTGGGGAAACAGTATATAATGATTTTAATCACTACACAGATATTCCATTCTGCGTTTCATCAACATCGTTTATTCCATCTGGATTTACAAATACTGGAAAGTATTTTGATTATGTTGGTGGTGCATTCCAATTCTCAAATCATTTAATCTTACCAAACTTTGACCAAGAAGTTGGTACTGTAATTGGTACTGGTATGACAATCAATACAGTAGATGTTTATAGAAGATACAATCCAATGTCTCAATATCTAATGGACTATCCTACTGTTCCAGAGATGAGTGAAACTGCTCGTTTTTTAACTGACTCTCCACGTATAACGTATATACAAGAACAAGAAAATTATGTATTATATTACTTAAACGGACAATCAGGAGATAGACAAGTGATAGAAGCAGATTACGCAGTATTTGAATTTTATGATGAGAGTAACAACCAGGTTGATTATGTTGACATTCAATTAAACACAAGTGGAACAACATACCAATCTCCAACAGGTTATACAGATAATCTGAGGGTTTGGGCATTACCATGTGGACCACAGGACATCACCAATATATTTTCAAGTATTGATTGGTCTCAAATAGCATATTATCGTGTTCAATTATTCTATTCATATCCAACAAATAGAACATTAAGAGTTACACAAGGACCAATTGGTCCAGTATCAGAAGAGTTTTTCTTCTATCTTTATG